GAACAAACACGCAGCAAGAAAGACAAACGGTTCGCCAACGTCAAGCTAACTAAAAAGGCAGTAGACTATCTATTCGACATTCAGGAGGCAGCATGGACGAAAGACAGGTAATGGCACTCATGCGTGAGAACGCAGCGCTGAGTATCTTGGAAGCAGAAGTAATCGTAGCGTTGAAGTACTACGAAGTTAGTAGCGAGCAGGGACTTCTTGGACAGATCGAGAAGATTCGCCAAACATTAGCCGCCATTGAAGCGGTAAGGGGTAGAGAAAATGCGTAAATTATTTGTAGGTCTTGGGTTGTTTCTAGTAGCCGGTGTTGTATACGCGAGCTGTGTAACCAATACTATTTTTAAGCGTGACGGAACAATGACGGTATGCACAACGTGTTGCTACGGAACAAACTGCTCAACCACTTGCATGTGAGAAAGACATGGACATTGACCAACTACTAAAGATACTAGACGAGGGTGCTTTCGTCACCCACGAAGAGATGGCAGCGATTGCCAAAGAAGTCCGAGCCTTGCAACGAGACGCTGAGCGTTATAAGTGGCTGAACAAGTACACAGCTCACTTGTTTATGGTGACAGAGAAAGGCTTGGACGAGCAGATGGATCGGGCTATGCACAGGGGGCAGGGATGACAATGAACAACGAATGGATAATCGCAGCGCTTGAGAAAGACGATTTTGTTTACATTGAAAACAATGTTTTTCTACGTCTTAAATCCGTTGGTGGTCTTACTTTGGTAGCAGAATTAAAAGCTAGATGGGTACGAGACGACTTGATCGAAGAGAGGGGGGAGTAGACATGATGAGTCCCAAACAACAAACAATTCTTGAACTGCTGCATACCAGAGTCAACATGACGGCGGCTGAGATTGCATTTGCGGTGGGGTCAGAGACCAAAGCCACATCCAAACACCTGCGATTACTGGAGGAGATGGGGCACATCCATGTATGCGAATGGCGCAAGGGTAAGTACGGCGTGCCCACAAAGGCTTACAAGCTTGGCAACGGTAAGTCTGTTGAACTTGTTAGCAGCCGCAAGAAGAAAGAGAAAACAGAGAAACCAAAGAAAGAACCTGTAGAAAATGTTGATGCGTACATGATGAAGAATGGCGCTCGTTTTATTTCACAAGACTACCGCCTGAGTCATGCCGATCACATCAGGTATATGAATAACTTTGTCTCACACCCAGACCCTGCATCCGCATGGCTGTTTCACGAACCGAAAGTTGAGTTACTAGGAGCTAAGTATGACTGAAGACGAAGCATTTGATGACTTAGAGCAGCGACTTAAGCAACAAGCACAGGCTAGAGAAGCTGATAACCTTACCCGTGCACACATCGCAGCAGCAGAATTTATATCAACCCAAACGGCTGACCTACTGGCTATCACAACCTTACGCAAAGCGTTTGAGTACGGATACCGCACAGGTTGGCGAGATGCAAAGGATCAGAAATGAGTAACCCAAAAACTTTAGCTGATGTCTACAGCCAGAACCACGACATGGAGGCGCGTGAAGAACGCCGCTTGTCCATCGAGCACGAAGTCAAAACTGCTAACGCTAAACAAGTTGGAGGCACACACTACCAAAAAAGTATACAGCCGTGGGACTATATAAATGCCAACAACATAGGGTACATGGAAGGAAATATCATAAAGTACATATCCCGTTGGAAAGAGAAAGGCGGGCTACAAGACCTCAAGAAAGCGCAGCACTACCTAGATAAACTTATTGAAATAACGGAGCGGCGATGAATGACGAAGACCTGAGAGATTTGTTTGCGGGGTTGGCTTTGAATGGCATGGTTGGTCTAGGTATAACACACCCAGATCAGGCAGCTAAGTTTTGTTACAAAATGGCAGACGCAATGATAGACGCCAAGTACTACGAAGAACCCGAAGACACCACGCCCGAAGAAGTCGGTATCGCAGCCGTTGTTAAACGTACTAGGAAAAAACATGCCTAAGACACCGGAAGGGAAAGTCAAAGACGCCGTAGTCAAGATATTAAAGGAGCGCGGCGCGTACTACTTTTTCCCCGTAACAGGAGGCTTTGGGCGCAGCGGTGTGCCAGACGTTGTGGCTTGCTACGAGGGGCAGTTTATAGGCATAGAGTGCAAGGCAGGAAACAATAAGCCAACCGCCTTGCAGTTTGCGGAAATGGCAAAGATAGACAAAGCTAAAGGCGTGACCTTGGTAATCAACGAAAACAACCCAAGCTGGGTTTTACATACACTTGACGCTATAGACGACTTACGAACACTAAGGGGACGATGATGGTCAGCAAAGACGAAGCGTACGAGCTCATGCAGAAGGCGCTGCACTCATGCACAGAAGAAGGTACAGACCGAATGGCAATTGTCGTTCTGATGGACAACGATAAAGATACTGTTAGAGTGTATGGCTTGAACATAGACGCAGACGAAGTACCGCAAGTACTTGTTGAAGTAGCCGAGCAAGTATTTGATAGAGCGGCAGCACTAGCCGTAGCAAAACAGTTTAATGCGTAGCCCCCACCACAGCACCAAGGACATGTGATGTACAAAACACTAGTAGTAGACTTCGAAACACGTTGGGACAGCAAAGAGTACACGCTGTCCAAGCTAACAACCGAGGAGTACATACGCAGCCCCAAGTTCAAAGCCTTCGGTATCGGCGTGAAGTTCTTAGGCGAAGAGGGCAGCATATGGATACCCCACGCCAAGATACCCAAGTTCTTAAAACGTATTGATTGGGCACAGACCGCGTTGCTTGCGCATAATGCCCAGTTCGATGTAGCCATCCTGTCGTGGGTGTATGGTGTGAAGCCGGCGTTTATCTACGATTCGCTCAGTATGGCGCGTGCCTTGCGTGGGGTGGAGGTTGGTAACAGCTTAGCAAAGCTTGCGCAGGAGTTCGGGTTGCCTGACAAGGGACGGGCGGTGCACAACACCAACGGGCTTGAGGAGTTAACGCCTGAGATAGAGCAGGAGCTTGCCGACTACTGCTTGCATGACGTGTTCCTGTGTGAGGAGGTGTTCAACAGACTCGTGGTTGGCTACCCTGAAACGGAGTTAAAACTAATAGACATGACGCTGCGTATGTTTACAGAGCCCGTGTTGGGTCTTGATAAGGAGATGTTAAGTGATGCGATCATTGACGAACGTGAGAAAAGAGAAAGCCTACTTGAGCAGCTTGCCATTGATGAAGCGTCGCTTGCTAGTAATCCGCAGTTTGCTGAAGTACTTAGGGCACTCGGAGTTGAGCCACCAACAAAGGTCAGTAAGACGACTGGTAAGGAAGCGTTTGCTTTCGCAAAGAGCGATGCTATGTTCCAAGCCCTACTCAACGGGAGCAATGAGAACGTGGCTCTCGTGTGTGAAGCACGTCTTAAGGTCAAGAGTACCCTTGAGCGTACAAGAGCGCAGCGGTTTCTTGATATTGCAGGACGAGGCACGTTACCTGTCCCACTTAACTACTACGGCGCACACACAGGGCGGTGGTCAGCATCCAAAGGTTCGTCGCTCAACCTCCAGAATCTCAAGAGGGGGTCGTTCCTTCGTAAATCAATATGCGCACCAAAAGGGTTCACGCTCGTCGTTGCTGATCTTTCCCAGATTGAACCGCGTGTCCTCGCATATCTCGCCGACTACAAAGAACTGCTAAACATCTTTGCCTCTGGTCAGGATGCCTATGCCGCCTTCGGCGCACAGATGTTTGGCATACCTGATCTCAGTAAAGAGACCCACCCCGATCTACGGCAGAGCGCGAAGTCTGCACTACTGGGATGCGGGTATGGGATGGGCTGGGCGTCCTTCGCCGCGCAGCTACTGACCGGGTTTCTGGGCGCACCTCCCACACGATACGACAAGAACTTTGCCAAGGTGCTTGGGGTATCCGCCGAGGACATCAACAGTTTCATCAGCTACGAGCGCAACCTTGAGCTTATGGCTGGCATACCAAACACCTGTACTCCGAGCGAGCTGCTAGTGCATTGCGTCAGCGCCAAGAAGATCATCGACAAATACCGCAGCGCAGCAGAGCCGGTACAGTCCCTGTGGACGTTGTGTAACGAGTTGGTAGGACATAGTTTAAGCAAAGGTAAACCCTATAAGTATAAATGTATAACCTTTGACAAAGAGAGTATACTGCTCCCTAGTGGGCTGTCGTTGCGCTACCCCGCCTTACGTTCCAAGGTCGAGGACAACAAGGCTCAATGGATATACGGCGAGCATGGCAAGAAGCTCTACGGCGGGAAGCTTGTCGAAAACATCGTACAAGCGGTGGCTAGGTGCGTCATGACGGACGGTATGCTGCGTATTCAGGAGAGGTATAAGTGTGTCCTTACGGTGCATGACGAGGCTGTTGTCCTTGTGCCGGAAGCAGAAGTAGAGCAAGCCGAGCCTTGGGTTCTGGCGCAGATGACAGCAGACCCTTGGTACATGCCGGGTATCCCACTCGATGCCGAGACAGGTAGTGCAACACGTTACGGAGAAGC